AAACGCAAATACTTTTATAAAAATAAAAAGTGTAAACGTAGTAAGTGCAAACATAAACATAGTAAACATAAACATAAATATAGTAAGCGTAAACATACTAGCAAAAAAAGAGGAGGTGCTGGTTGTTATGGAAATGGTATAGGTGCAAATACATATGATCCAAATTTTTCAATTCATAATACGAGAGAATTACAATTATTTCCTTATAAACCATAAAAATAACTTTCGCTTAAATCGTATGAATAAATTCCCAATCTAAATCTGTGCATATTTTTTTCCATATATTATCTTGTTCAATTCGTTTTTCTTTATCTTTTAACATAGGAAAAAAAGGCAAATATTGATGTTCTCCTAATAATTCACATAATTTATAAGCGGTATAATAATAATTTAAAAAATTAACACGGTCATCAGGACAAAATTTAGAATAAGGAGATTGCAATTCTACAAAAAGATTGCATAATGTTTCTTCTAATTCAGGCGACATAATAGGTGGTTTAATTCCCAATTTGTCTTTTATAAAAGGTATATGCTCATAATATTTATTATATCCTAATTTTTTCAATATTTCTTTTGTTTTAAAATTTGTAATTTGAGATAAATCAATTCTCTCTTTTTTTATTTGCAATTTAATATTTTCAATAACTTCTTCTGGAATTTGTGTTGTTTCTTTTCCTTGAAATTGCGCCAAAATCTCTTTAAAATGATTAATTCGTTTATAAGCGTAAAAACATATTTCTTTAGGCGGTTCTTTATAAGATGGTTTTTCATTTTCAATTAAATAAGGTATATGTCTAGAACAAGTATTGCAAACTAATATTCCTTCATCTTCTAGGGGTATTAATTCACCTTTATAACAAAATTGACATATATCTGTTGGATAAACAAATGAATTTATATCAATAAAACTGTCATCAATATTTCTCAAATATTTTTGAATAATATTATTATTTTTTATATGATCTGTATTTTCATTTTCATTTTTTTCATTTAATTTGAAAAAAGAATTAACTAATTTGCTTTTATTTTCATTTTGATTTTGATTTCCTAATGAAATATTTTTTTTATTTTCAAAATACTCAAAAATAAATTTAGAATTATCTAAAAAATATTCTTTTTTTTTATTTTTAATTTCTTTAATTTTATCTGTTAATTCTAATATTTTATCTTTTAAATCTAATTGTTGATCTAAAGAAATGTTTTTATTATTTTCTAATTCTTGTTTTATATTATGTCTTTCTAATTTTAATTCTGGTATTAAATCATTTTCATCTTTTGAAAAATCATTTAAAAACTCTTTATGTTTAGTGTCTAGTGTTATTGTTGTTTTTTTATTTAAACGAATATGTTTATTTGTTTTTGGTTTAAATGAAGGCATATTCTTTTTATAAAAATATATTTATTTTATTATTTAATTAATAATAAAAATAAATATATTATTTTTTAATAATGTTTTAATAATATTTTAAATTATTAAAAATAAAGTAAAAAAAAAGAAATGTTTTCTATAATTTAATTAAAATGGATATTAAAATTAATTTGGAATCATTAAAAGATTTAGAAAATAATGTAAAAATAGATGCAATAAAATTTCAAAAAATGCTTTTATTATTTAATTCTATTGAACAAGGATGGTCTGTAAAGAAAAAAAACGATTCTTATGTTTTTACAAAACATCATGAAAACAAAAAAGAAATACTAGAAAATTCTTATCTAATTAAATTTATGAAGACCAATTTAGATATAAACAAAATCATAAGTTAGTAATATTTAAAAATATTTAAAAAAAAATAAAATATAATTAATTAATTAATTAATTAATTAATTAATTAAATTTAATTTCAAAATTTTTTTTTCTTTAGTGATATTATAAAAAATGGGAGGTGGTTTAATGCAACTTGTCGCCTATGGCGCCCAAGACGTTTATCTTACAGGTAATCCTCAAATTACTTTTTGGAAAGTTACTTATCGCAGATACACTAATTTTGCAATTGAGTCTATAGAACAGACTTTTAATGGACAGGCTGATTTCGGTCGTCGTGTTCAGTGTGTTATCTCCAGAAACGGAGATCTCGCTTACAGAACCTATCTTCAGGTCACTCTTCCTGAGATTAATCAGTTGATGGGTTTAGGAAACTATACTACAGGAGAGAATACTGGCGTTTATGCACGTTGGTTGGATTTCCCTGGAGAGCAGATCATTGCTCAGGTTGAAGTTGAGATTGGTGGTCAGAGAATTGATCGTCAGTATGGAGATTGGATGCACATTTGGAATCAGTTAACCATGACTTCTGAACAGCAGCGTGGATACTTCAAAATGATTGGTAATACTACTCAGTTAACTTTTATTACTGATCCTTCTTTCGCTGATGTTGAATCTCCTTGTGACTCTCAGGCTCCTCGTCAGGTGTGCGCTCCTCGTAACGCTCTTCCTGAGACTACTCTTTATGTTCCTCTTCAGTTTTGGTTTTGCACCAATCCTGGATTGGCTCTTCCTCTTATTGCCTTAACATCTGCAGGGCAGAAAAGCATCCAACCTAAAACATATGAGAACTGTTTTAGGGAAAATTTGTTCGGGGCTCATAATGATTTTTTAAATCATCCCCAGATGCTAGTGGCATGTTGCTAAATGCAATATGCTGCAACATTTCCAAATTGTTCGGGAAACCCGTAAAGACGTATAAATAAAATTGAAAATATATGATCAATTTTTGGGCTACCAAATTTTAAATGAAAGTTTAAAATGGTTGAGAACAAATCTCAAGTATGGTAAAAATGCCCCGTATGAATTAGATAATAAATCTAATGAAATCGGCAATCCGCAGCCAAGTTCCTAAGTCCGCTATGATAAGGATATGGAAAAGGTTCAACGAACTTACGGTAATGGGTCTGAAAGGTTTAATCAACCTTAATGAAGGCTTAAGATAAGTTCTACTCCCTCTTGTAACAAATAAATACACCGAAAGGTGGGGTAAAATCGTGACGTGCAGTATCACGAAGTTAAAATTAATCTTGATATTCGCCCAATTGATGAATGTTTATGGGCTGTTACTACTCTAAACTGTAACACTAATCCTTACAGTGGCGCCGCTGGTCAGTACTCAGTTGGACGTCCTGTTCCCGCTACTATTGCTTACAATCAGTCTTTGGTCGCTGCTTCGCTTTATGTTGATTATGTTTTCCTTGATACTGATGAGCGTCGTAGAATGGCGCAGAACCCTCATGAGTATTTAATTACACAGTTGCAGTTCACTGGAGATGAGTCTGTTGGTTCGTCTTCGAATAAAATCAAATTGAACTTCAATCATCCTGTGAAAGAACTCATTTGGGTTGTCCAGCCTGATCAGAACGTTGATTACTGTTCTTCTTTGACATGTGACGCTCTTCTTTTCAAAGTGTTGGGTGCTCAGCCATTCAACTACACTGATGCAATTGACGCTTTGCCAAACGCTGTTCACGCTTTTGGAGGTCCTGCTGCCATTGCTGCTGACTCGAACGCTTTTATTGACGCTCGTGGTCTTTTTGAAGACGCTGGTGCTGTTGATTACAATCCTGAGGAGTACTTTGGATCTTTCACTGGATACTGGCATGGTCCTTCGAACCCTTACAATGAACCAAACTTGGGTGGACCTCAAGTTCCTTTACCAACCACTATTGACCCTGCAACCGCTGCTCTTTTGCAGTCTGGAACAACTGCTCCTCATCTTGCCAACTCCGGAGTTTCTGACGCTGGAACATTTGTTTTGACTGAGACTTCTTTGGACATGCATTGTTGGGGACAGAACCCAGTTGTTACCGCTAAATTGCAGTTGAATGGACAGGACCGCTTCTCTGAGCGTGAGGGTTCTTATTTCAGTTGGGTTCAGCCTTATCAGGCACATACCCGCAGTCCTGATGAAGGTATCAATGTATATTCTTTTGCATTGAGACCTGAAGAACATCAGCCTTCCGGAACTTGCAACTTTTCCAGAATTGATAACGCTACTCTTCAGTTGGTTCTTTCTAACGCCACTGTTGAGGGTACCAAGACTGCTAAAGTTCGCGTCTACGCTACCAATTATAACGTCCTTCGTATTATGAGTGGAATGGGCGGCCTTA